CTGAGAAGGAATAAATGGGAACTTTTATAATTTTGGTTGGTATGAAAAAAACAAGATATGTTTTTTTAAATGTCAAAAATCTATGTAACTAATCAAAATCTGATGGAAGCAATTCTTGAATCCAAAGAGAAGGGAGAATTGACCCCAGCAGCGATAGAGATGTTCACCCTGATGATCTCAGGCATTTCAAAAAAAATGTCTTATAAAGATCCTGATGATAAAGATGATTGCATGGCTTTTGCCATGGAGGATCTCTGCAAATACTGGAATAGATTCGATCCAGAAAAATCCAACAACCCCTTTGCCTATTACACCCAAATAGCCAAAAATGGGTTTGCAAAAGGTTGGAAAAAAATACATCCTCCCAAATCACCTAAGACTATTCCTTTTTCTCACATCACGGGAGAAGATAATTCTTATAATGTGTAATGACTGATATCAAAAAAATCAAGCCAAATGGCAATTTTAAATCTGGCGTATTTGCTCCTCTAAATCCAGAAAAATACATCGGTGATATCAATAACATCATTTGTAGATCAAGCTGGGAATACAGGTTCTGCAAATACTGTGATTCGAATCCCTTAATTTTAAAATGGTCTTCCGAGCCCTTGCCAATTCCTTACTACAACCCTTTAGATCAGAAAGATCATAAATATCATGTCGATTTCTTCATGAGAGTCCAGCAGGAAAATGGGGAACAGCAGGAATGGCTTATCGAAGTGAAGCCCCAGAGGCAGCACGAAAAACCAGTTTTCGAAGGAAGCAAAACGAATGAAAAATTGAAATCTTACAACGATAAGATGAAAGTTTGGATCACCAATCAGGCTAAATTTAAGGCGGCAAAAATCTGGGCAGAAGCCAGAGGAATGAAATTCGGGGTGGTGAACGAGAATTTCCTATTTAATAAGTAAAAAAGAACAGCCTGAAAAAGCAGGATCCGCCAGCGGATATATACTTGCTGTCAATCGAAATAAAATTCACGTTGGTGATAAAAAAGAGGTATAGTTTCTAAATGGCAGGTTTTAGCGAGAATCCAAACACCAATCCAATCTTTCAAAAGATTAGGGATTCGGTTAAAAATCTGAGTAATTTCGGAATCAGATATGGGGATATGGTTGTCAAAAATTCTCAGGCTATTGGGGCCACTGAGGCCGAATTTTTGAAAAAAGGTCCTATTGAGGATGAAACCACTTTCTTTTCCTTGGGTCGCCAAGACACCACCACCAGGCAGTATATTTCTTATTTCGATAAGGACTATGCGGGAAAAAGAGATTACCTGAGAAAGTTTTCTTTAAATCCCGAGATAGAGTATATTTTAGACACCGTTTGCGACGAATCTATCAGTTACGACCCTTATAATTTCTTTGCCTATCCAGCTTTTCTGAACTTATCCAATCTCAAAAAGCCTGTTATCGATCGCATCGATTCCACCTATAAGAAACTGTATGACATGTTCGGTTTTAACGACGACATCTCGGCCTGGCAGTATTTCAGACAGATGTTGGTGGATGGATTTATTGCCTTTGAGATTGTCTTCGATGATAGTGGGAGAAACATCATTGGATTCAAAGAACTAGATGCCACAACTCTCATGCCTTCAGTGGAAAAACAGAAAGACGGAACCTTTTTGAATGTTTGGTATCAATACCCCAAAGATGAAAGAAAAAGGAGAATGCTGTACGATTCTCAAGTTATCTACATTTCTTACGCCAAAGGCAATTCTATTTCTAGAGTCAGCTACACAGAAAGACTGATCAGGCCTTACAATGTTCTGAGGATTATCGAGTACACCAGAGTTATTTGGTCAGTCATGAATGCTTCTTTTAGGTTGAAAATGACCATTCCAGTGGGGTCCAGATCCCAACAGAAAGCAATGCAAACTCTCGGAGAACTGATGTCCATTTACAAAGAGGATATTCAGTTTAATGACGAGAGCGGAGAACTTTCCGTCAACGGCCAGCCAAAGATTCAGTTCTATAAGAACTATTTAATGCCTAAAGGATCAGGAGGCACACCTTCTATCGAGCCTCTGAACACGGCAGGCCCTAATTTGAACGATCCAGCCCCTCTAGCCTATTTTTTCGATAAATTGGTCCAGGAATCAAAAATTCCTTTTTCTCGTTTTCAGGGTCCTGATGGTGGATCTATTGGCAAATACGCCAATGCCGCCGAGGGTTTAGATAAAGAAGAAATCAGATTTGCCAAATTTATTATGAGGCTTAGATCTGTATTCCAGGACATTCTGGTTAAGCCCCTATGGATTCAAATCTGTAAAGATTTTCCCCAACTAGAGAAAGATTACACTTTTAAATCCCAACTAGGCCTGAGTTTTATTTCGGATAATCCCTTCCGGATCAATCAGGAGATAGAAACCATCACGAAGAGGAAAGAGTTTATAGATTCTCTCTATACTCTTACCGACGAAGAGGGAAATCCTTTCTTTTCTATTTCCTATTTGGTGGAAAACTACATGGGTCTTACGGAGGATGATATAGCTTCCAATAAAAGAGCCAGAAGCGATAACAAATTGAAATCGGCCGAAGAAGCTGCGGCTGCTTCCCCGGCCTCCCCGGCGGGTGAGAGCCCGCCCGAGCCCGCGGGAGAAGCAGCACCAGAAACCACAGCATCATAGACATGGCAGGATTTTTAGATAACGCCCAGGAAAAATCTTTTTTAGGTAATCTGTATAGAAACCTTGGAAAGATTGGTAAATTTGGGATGCAATACGAAGACATGGTCATTCGTAATTCTCAGGCCATTGGTGCTACTGAATCGACCTTCTTTAACAGTCAAGGTACTGGCTTTACCGAGGATGATGCCTTCTTCTGGACTTTAGGTTATCAGGACACTAGAATCCGAAAATACATCGCCTATTTCGATAAAGATTATCTGGGCAAGAGAGAATTTCTGCGCAAATTTGCCCTAAATGGGGAAATAGATTTCATCCTAGACACCGTCTCCGATGACGCGGTAAACTACGATGACAAGAATTTCTTCTGCTATCCAAGCCTGGTAAATATTGGTCTGAAGGATAACGTCAGGGAGAGGGTAGAAGAAAATTTCAGAACCCTGTATAATCTCTTTGGTTTTCAACAAAGCATCCTGGCCTGGCAGTATTTCAAACAGTTCTTGGTTGATGGTTTTTTGGCTTTCGAGATTGTTTATGCCACAGACGGTAAAAAAATAGTTGGCTTCAAAGAACTGGATGCCACTTCCCTTCAGCCAGCCACCGAAAAACAGCCCAATGGAGAATTCCAACAAATTTGGATCCAATATCCACAGGACAACAGAATGACCAGAAAGCTGAAATCAGAACAGATTATTTATTTGTCTTACGCCAAGGGCAATGCTGTCTCCAGAGTTAGCTACACCGAAAGACTCATTCGTTCCTATAACATTTTGAGGGTGATGGAAAACACCAGGGTTATTTGGAACGTTATGAATGCGTCCTACCGACTGAAGTTCATTATTCCGGTCGGCACCCAATCCATGCAGAAGGGCATGCAAACCCTTGGTCAATTAATGTCCCAGTACAAGGAGGAGATTCAAATCAACGACACCTCGGGTGAATTGACGGTCAATGGTACTCCCAGAGTCCAGTTCTATAAAAACTACCTGTTCCCCGAGAAGGACGGAGAATCTCCCGATATTAGTACTCTTAACCCCAGCGGTCCTGATTTCAACGTAATGGAAAATGTTGTTTATTTTTACAACAAATTGAAGCTGGATTCTAAAATTCCTTACGCCAGATTTTCAGCCAGATCTGGAACCCCTGCCAATTATCAGATTAGCATAGATCAATTGGAGAGGGATGAGATTCGCTACGAAAAATTTGTCACCCGTTTGAGATCCGTTTTCCAGGAAATCTTGGTTAAACCTCTTTATCTCCAAATGTGTCTGGATTTTCCTGTTTTGGCAAAAGATCGTACTTTTAAAGTAAATTTGGGACTCGACTACGTGAAAGAAAACGTCTTCGAACAGATGATCCAGCTATCTAACTATTCCAAGAGAGCATCTTTCATTACCAGCATGGGGGAAATAAAAATGAAAGTAGGAGAAGAGGAATTACCCTATTTTGACAAAGAGTGGCTTATCAAAAGATGGCTGGGCCTGAGCATGGACGAGTACCGGATGAACGAAAAATACAAGGAGGAAGAGAAGAAAGAAGCTGACAAATTGAAGAAAGATAAAGAGAAAGAAGGAGAGAAAGGAGAAGAAGGAAAAGGAGGAGAGGAACAAGCGGAAACACCTAAATTTACCCTATAAATTTTAATGAATGAATTTACTGAAATTATTTTCCTCCCAAAAGGTCTTGGTGGTTGGAGATTCGATTCTAGATCACTATGTGTACGGTAAAGTTCACCGGGTTTCGCCAG